GAACACTGTGATTAAGCCAGCGGTACTCTCGAAGCTGTCGCAGAGCGTGACCTCGCCAGCGATCTGCACACCGTCGAACTGGCTCCAGCCGATCGACTCGTTCGTGAGAGCGCCGCGCCGGATGCGGACATTCAGGCAGTTTTGCAGTCCGCCCTTGGGGATGAAGACCGGGGAGCGGTCGGTGTAGAGCCCGATGTTCAGCGGGCCGACGTAGTCCCGCACGATCGGGTTCATGTCGTCGCGTGCCTCCGCCATCAGACGCCCGAGTAGATGCCGAAGGAGAAGGTGAGCGAAGGGTCGCGCAGGTCTTGCGGAGTGCTGCTGCCCTCGTTAGCGATGGTGAGACCATGCGAGTGCGAGAGGCTTGAGGTTGATCCCTGCGACCCGTTCGCGTACTCGCTGCTGCCGGATACCACTACAGCAGTCGGAGTCGTGCCTGCCGCGACGCTCGATCCCGGGTGGTTGTGCGTCGGCATCTCGCCGACCGTGATGGCGCGCTTCTTCACGCCATAGACCTGGCCGAAATCGCCGTACTCGCCGTCGCCGTCCGCGGAGAGTGTGGCTGGGTTTCCAACGTTGGTCATGTTGGCGCCGCTCGGCGTGCGCGTGCGCAGGTCAGGCGTGTTGAATGTCGTCGAGCCGTCGCCGGGCCCGTACTTGACGCCGATCTTCGCGAAGAGAGCCGCGTGCGTTATCCGGTTCAGCGCCTGCGCGTTGCAGGCATACCAGCCGGTCGGGAGCAGGTTTGGCATGAAGCCGAAGAGCTTGATCTCTCCGACGATGTACGGCGCGGTCGTGCCAGACGGAATCGTCCAAACTCCAGCAGATAGACAGATGATGAGCGTCTGGATCGTGGTGTCGTAGTAGAGGTTCCCGACCTCGGGAGAGCCGGGTCGCGCGGCCGTGGTGCCTCGCGGGATCTTGTGCTTGCCGCTGCCCTCGTAGTGGTCGGTCGCGATCAGGTCTTGGATCGTCTGCCGGTTCGTGCGCTCGTTCGCTGGAAACGCCGAGATCAGCATGTTGTCTTGCGGCGTGGTGACGTCGATGTCGAAGGGCACGGGCCTACCACCTCCATCCGCGCCGTGCCGCGGAGCTTCCGAAGATCGCGCGAGCCGGCTTGTACGAGAGCTGCCGCGGGAGCCGTGCGCGCTTGTCGAAGTTCACGAGGCGCCGCTTCTCCAAGAGCGTCTCGCCCTCCCAGCGCGCATGCTCCGGGTAGTCGCGGTTCATAAGGAAGCCCTGACTCGCGGCGTGGTTCATCAAATAACGGTCCGCATTGTCAGTCCACCAGTTGTTCTGGATCTCCCCGCCGAGCGTCGCATGGCGCTTCCAGTACGGAATCCCGATGCGCCAGAGTCCGTCGGTGTAGACCGAGCCGACCGGGCTGAGCGCGTCCGGGCGAGGCCAGACGATGAAAGCGTCGGCCGTCTCCTCGATCGCCTTCGGCCTTCCGGTCATAAGCGGGTCGTCGATCCCCGAGAACTGGTCGATGATGTCCTTCGACTGCTGGATCCAGCGCAGCCGCGTGTCGCGGCCGAAGCCGTCGATCAGGTAGGGGTCATCGAGCGCCGAACGGTAGTCCGCCGGCCGGGCTCCGAGAACGGCAGTGTCGGCCGCGGCCGTGAAGATCGCCCCGCTCTCCATCGAGAGAAAGCCGTGCGAGTCTTCGATGCGGCGCTGCCCTTCCTTGACCCAGTAGGGGATCATGGCCCGCGTCTCGTCGGGTAGATCCTGCAAGATCGCCTCGACCGCATCCACAATTTCATCGAAGGTCATGGCGTCACCCCAGAGCTGTAGAATTGATCGCGGCGACGCGAAAGATCGTCTAGGCGGAGCCCTCGGAGTGGTCGAACACCTCCCCGCGCGCGTTCACCTCCATGACGAAGCTCTCGGCTTGCTGCCGAGATACGCCTTCGAGCAGGACCGTCTCGTTCGCAACCTCGACGACGTTGAAGACGCCGCGCGAGATCCGAACGATGCGGACCAGGCCCTCGGCCTCCGGTGGAGTCGGAGCGGGTGCCGGCTCCCCTTCGTGGATTCGCTTGGATTCGGATGCGTACTCCTGCTCGATCTTGCGCTTGGCCTCGGCGAGCTGCTCCTGCTTCGTGCGCTCCCGGGCGAGCGGGGCCACGTCGAAGCCAGCGTCGCGCGCCTGCTCTTCGTTCGCAGGTGCGCCGAGCGTGTCGTAGTACACACCGGGCTCGTCCCAGAACATCACGATGCGGTATCCGGAAGGGTGCTTCTTCGCAACCCCGGTTCGGCCGGAATCGAGGAATGAGTTCTCTTCGTTCATGTCTGGTGTTCCCCTACGTGACGGTCTAGACCGTGTAGTCCTTGAGCTTCGGGAAGTAGGCCGAGGAGCGGTCGCTCTTGTGCAGGCCGCGCGACTGGAAGTCGCAGAAGAGCTGCGCCGTGGTCGCGGCGCCGCCGGCCGTGGTCACTTCGAGCACGAGCTGCTGGCCGGGGTTGATGCGGCCCTTCTGGAGCGTGTCGAGCAGCGGGTTGATGTCGAAGAAGTTCATCGTGCCGACCGCGAAGCCGCCGGGCGTGCCGGTGTTCACGACCGTCAGGATGCCGAGCGACACCTCGCCGGTCGCCGAGCCGGGCGTGATGCGTCGCTTGCAGTTCAGCACGAGGCCCGCCGTGAAGACCACAGTGGGGATCACGCCGAAGCGCAGCACGTCGATCGGCCGCGAGGGGCACGAGACGACCTTGATGCCGGTCGTGGCGGTGTCCACGCCGGCCTGGAAGAGCGAAGAGTAGAGTCCGAGTTCCATCTGACGATCTCCTTGCCCCGCGGGGCTTCATGCAGAATAGTCGATCAGCTTCGATGCGTAAGGGGTCGCGAAGTCATCCTTCTCCAGCGGCAGCGCCTGGTAGTCGATGAAGAGGTCGCAGGTGCCGGCCGCGAGCGCCGCCGTTACGTCGATCGCGATCTGGGATCCCGGGTAGACGAGAGCGGGTCGCGCGAGATCGAAGAGCAGGTCATAGCCGACGTAGCCATTCACGCCGGACGCGGGGACCACGAAGGTCCAAGGGCCGTACACGGTCTCGCCGCTCGCGCTGCCGGGCAGGGGTCGAACGCGCGCCGCGAAGGTGAGCGTGCCCGATGCCGTGAGAGCCGAGACCGGGCAGAAGCTCACGCGCACGACCTTGATCGGTCGGCTCGGGCAGAAGCTCAGCTTGATCCCGGTCGTCGTCACCGAGACGCGCCCGTTCACGCTGTCGTAGAAGGCGGACTCAGAAGCCATCTAGACGCCGTTCGCCGGCGCGGCGTCCACGAGCTTCGCGAAGTAGGCCGTGGACTTGTCCCGCTTGTGCATCCCACGGTGCTGGTAGACGACGAAGAGCGAGACGCTGCCGGAGACGCCGGAGACGATGGTCTCGATCACCACCTCGGTGCCGGGGTTGAAGCGTGGCCTGGCCGTCGGGAGATCGAAGAACGAGACCATCCCGGGCTGAATCCCGGCTGCGGTGACGGCGATGTCTCCGATGATCGTCTGACCAGTTGTGCTGCCCGGGAGCGGCCGGTGGTACATGCGGAACGTCGGCTGCGCACCGAGCACCGTGAGCACGACCGCGCCCCAACGCATCACGTCGATCGGACGCGCGACGATCCTGCCGAATGGGACGCTGAGGGTCACTCCGGCGATCGGCACGATGAAGGTGTGATGGATTCCCAGCTCCATCAGCCGTTCGCCGGCGCTGCGTCGATGATGCGCGTGTAGTAGGGGGTCGTGATATCGCGCTTCTGGAAAGACCGGCGCTGGAAGTCGATCCACACCTGGCCGGTGGTCGCGGCGCCAGCCGTGACGGTGCATTGCACGTAGACTTCTTGACCCGGGTAGATGCGGCGAGCGAACTCGGTCCCGGGGACGTCCATGAGCGACATCGTGCCGAGCACCCAGCTCGCGGGAGCGAGCGCCATCGTCGCGATCACGACCTCACCGGCGGCCTGGCCCGCTGTCGGGCGGCGTCGAAGCTCGAACACGGCATTGGCCGTGAGCACGGTCGTCGGCACGACGCCGAAGCGCACGACCTCGATCGGGGTCGGCGTCGCGAGCTGGACCATGATGCCGGTCGAGGAGAGTGCCACCGCAGCCGCGGTCACGCTCTGGTAGAGGGCCAGCTCCATGATTCCGCACTCCTCCGGCCGCGCGCTCTAGACCGCGGTCGGCTGCTTCTCCACGGGGCGCCGGCGTAAATCGTGCGCCGGCGCCCCGGGCGAATCGGTTTCTTGGTCGCCCTCTTACGCGGCGCTCGCGAAGTGAATCACGCGCGCGGTGTTCGCGGTCTCTCCCCAGGTGAGGCCAGCTTCGAGGATTCCGTACCAACCGATCTGGCGGAAGCGACCGAGATCCTCGGCGATGCCGACCCGCAGCTCGGGATCGGTCGCGGTCGCGAGGAAGCCCGCGTCCATGCCGAAGAAGATCGCCTCGCCGGCCACGAGGCCCGCGCCCATCGCGTTGACGAGCGCGCCCTGATCGCGCAGCGCGATCGAGGGTGCGATGTGGTTGGTCTCGAACAGCGCGATGCCCTCGACGTCCCGGAGGCGCCCGTCCATGAAGGGCGCCGCCGTGGTCGGGGCCTGCCAATCCTTGTACTCGGAATCGTTCTTGACCCCGCGGGCCGCCTGCGTCGAGAGAATCCCGATGTAGACGCCGTTCTTGTAGTTCGGCGCCTTCAGGGTTCCCGCGAGGTAGTCGCGGATCTCGCGCAGCGCGCCGATCGAGAGGTTGTTCGTGGCCGTCCCGACCGGGAGCCGGGTCCCCGTCGCCACCGTCTCGAACGCGACGCTCGCCGCGCCGTCCGAAACCGCCTTGATCGGCGTTCCGAGCAGCGCGTCGGCGACCATCTTGTCCATCGTGAGCCGCATCTGGTCGCGCAGCATCCGCTGGAACTTGCTGCGCAGATCGAAGTGAGTCAGCGACTCCTCGAACTCCGTCAGCTCGGTCTTGAATCCCCACTCGGACACGGTGATCGACTTCGTATCGACCACGGGTCGCCCGGTCGGCAGCCGCTCGGACTCGGAGACGCGGCCCGCGAGCGGGAGCTGCATCACGCGCGTGATCGTCGCGTTCTGACCGCGACCCTTGCCGTAGTTCGGCTCGGGGCTCACGTAGCGCATGAAGAGCGAGTCTGCGACGGCAGCCTCGCGGATCTTCGAGCTGAGCGCGTGGTTCTTGTAGACCCCTGTCGGGGCGTCCCATACCCACATTGTGGCATCTCCTTGTCAGCGGTTTGAGTTTGCTCCCCGAGGGTGTTAGCTCTCGGCGGGTTGCGTCTAGAAGAAGCCGGTCTTGAGCTGAAGATCCGCGAGCTGGTCCACGAACCGCTTCGGCGGATCTTCGGCCGGAGTCGTCTTCTTCGGTGCGGGCTTCCTTGCGCCGGCGCCGGCGCCGATGCCATCGGTGCGGCCCTTCGGCGGATCGTCGGGCTTCGCGGCCGTGCCGCGCCAGGTCTGCACCTGCTTCGCGACGCGCGATAGCAGTTCGTCGGTGTCGGTCGGCATCCTGCCGCCGTTCTTGGTCACGACGCGCTGGAAGGCGGCGGCGACGAGGTCCTCGTCGTCGGCCTCGGCGGCGTACTCCTTCTGGAACTTCACCCACAGGCGATCGAGGTTGCCGGCCGCCTCTTGCTGGGAGCTTCTCGCTTCGAACGCGCGCTCGGTGAGCTGGCGCTCGTAGCTGATCTTCTTGTCGAGCCATTGCGCGAACTCGGCCGGCTTCGTCACCGCATCGGGCGGCGGACCGGGCGGCTCTAGCGCCGGAGCGCGCGCCACGACGGGAGCTGGCGCTGCTTCGCCGCCGCGCTGCGTGAGGATCCGCTCCAGCATCTCGTCTTGCTTCGCGAGTCGCTCGCGGAGCAGCGCGTTCTCGTCGGGCTCGGCCGCGGCCTTCTCGTCGGGCTCGGCCGCGGCCTTGTCGTCCGTCTTCTGGTCGGGCTCCATGCCCGTCTTGCCGAGGCCCCGCCCGGTGTCGCTCGGTCCGCCAGAGAAGAGCGAGCCTTGCTCGCCGCCCCCGAAGGGATCTGCCGGTGAGAAGGCGCCTTCTGCCTGCTGTGCCATGTCGGTTTGATTACCCCTAGCCCCGTGGGGCTGTCAAGTGGGACCTAGACCACCTAGACACGACGGCAAGCCCCTAGAGCTTGATCGGCGTGCGCTCGGCGACCTTTTCTCCGTGCTTCACCATGCGCCCGAGCACGGTGCGCAGGCGCTGGAAGGCGTATATCTCGGCCCAGAGCTGGACCGCGAGCTGCGGCTCTAGCGGCTCCCCACGATCGAAGATCGCGAAGGCTCGCTTGAACACCTTCTCGACCTCGCCATCGAGGACCGGGTTCGACCAGTCGATCATGCGCGCCGCCATCGCGGCCTGCACCTGAGCCTCGCGGTCTCGCTCGGAGAGCGCCTCCTGCGGCGAGAGCGCCGCGGTGTCTAGGAGTCGAGAGCGTGCTCTGGGCGTCATGCGGCGCCACCTCCGCCCATCGGGCCGCCCCCGGGCCCGCCCTTCACCATCTTGAGCAGGCCCTGCGTGACCGCGTCGCCCTGGCCGGCGGCCGGGGGAGAGGCGGCCGAGCGCTGCGAAGCCTGCGCCGCCTGGAGCTGCTGCGCCCTCTCTTCGTCGGAGAGCGCGAGCGTCGCCGGGTCGATTCCGCCAGTGCGCAGGATCTGCATGAGCAGGCTCTCGAAGCTGAGCTTGCGCGCGAAAACCTGCGAGAGCGTCTCGCTCTGGCCGATCACCTGCATCATCTCCATGAGCGCGCGACGCTCACGCGACCTCTTGAGCAGGCCCGAGACGCCAGAAGCCCGGAGCTGCACTGTGCGGTCGCGGAACTCGTTGCGCCGCTGAACGATCATCTCGGAGATTTCCGGTCCCAGCTCCAGCTTCAGCTTCTTGTCGGTCTCCGGGTCCAGATGCTGGAGCATCGTCGGCCAGACGAGGTTGAGCACAGGGGAGAGGAGCTGCTCCTCGACGTCCTCGGCGATGTGCTCTAGCAGCGCCTCGGTGCCGGCGTTCGCCGAGTCCACCTCGGTCGCGGTGACACCGGAGCGGTTCGTGAGCTGCCCGAGGCGTAGCTCGTTCTGGCTGCTGGCCTCGCGCACGAGACCGCGCAGCGCCTCCCAGACCTGGAACGCCTGGGGGTTGATCTGACCGGTTTCGATGCGCGATACGAAGGGCTCGCCGACTTTCGCGTCCTCGTTGCCGAGGAAGACCTTGCCCGGGGAGACGCCCTGGGCGAGCGAGGTCGGGTCCTCCATCGCGTCTGGCCAGCCCTGATAGGCCGGGATGGACGTCGTCTGGATGCCGTCGAGGATCAGGTTCGTCATGTCGATGAAGGTCTGGACCAGGTTCGCGAAGCCCTCGACGTAGCTCTTGCCGTAGACGCTGTGCGGGACCGAGATCAGCGGCGCCGCAACAACCCAGTCCTGTCCGTGCCAGAACGGACAGCGCTCCGGGCCACGGATGATCTCGCTCTCATTTGCCATCACGATGAGCTGGTTCTTCGCGACGCTTTCACCCTCGTCGTTGAGGATCGTGCCGTAGAACTCTTGGATCGTGAAGGTCTTCCTGAAGCGGGTCGTCGTCTGCTGTCCGACGCCGGTGCTGCGCTCCTTGTCCTCGGTCTGCGTCTCGGCCTTGCCGCCGGACGCAGCGCAGCGGTCGATCGCCTCGCGGTCGTAGAGCGGCTCGCCCCTCGCGTCCTTCAGGTCTGAGAGCGTGAGCAGCTCGTGCTTGTCGATCTCGCGCTCGCGGAATCGGTAGAGGCCGCGCCCCGTCGGGTCGTAGTACAGCTCGCGCGCATCCACCACGTCGATAGCAAGGCGACCGTCGCGCCAGAGCACGGCCAACGCCGGCATCATAAGCGCGCCGTCCTTCATGGCAGCCGAGAACACGCTCGGAAACCCGATCGGCTGGCCGGTCGAGTTTCGCCCGCACCTAGACAGGCCCAGCTCGACGATCTTCTTGACCGTGCCTTCGAGGACGCCGTCCTCGTCGAGCGGGTCGATGAAGGTGAACCACTCGCGGCCCGCGGCCGTGAGCGCGCGCCGAAGCGCCGCGACGAAGCGCTCGACGTAGTTCGCGACATCGGGGAGGTCTTCTTGCGCCTGCCAGTCCTCGACGCCCGAGTGGTCATAGCGGGTCCAGTAGGCTTCCCAGTTCCGGCGCCACTGGTCGTCGCGAGCCTCTGGGCCGCTCTCGCGAGCGGTTCTGGCTTCGCCGAGCAGCTCGCGCAGATAGTTGAGCAGTATCATCGGGTCGATCGCGGCGGCAGCGGCATCCTGCTGCGTCTCGTCTTCGGAGTATCCCGAGGCGGGCTGCTCGGTTGGCAAGACGGCCGGAGAGATGGCCTTGACTCCCTGGAACTCCTCTACCGCCGGCGCCGTGCGCCCGTAGGCGTCTGCTGTGGCCTCGTTGCCGGCCGGGCCGGCGCCGCTTTCCAGGTCTGCATCCTCGAAGGGGTTCCTCGCGATGTCGTCACGAATCCGCCCAACGGGTGCGCCCATGTTCAGCCCTCCGGCGCAGGCTCTTGCGCCTGCTCCTGCGTCGCGACGCCCTCACCGTACAAGGTGCGCTCGATGCGCGCGAGGCTCTGCTGCTGCGATCCGATCATGCCGAGGATCCGCTCGAAGACCTGATCGAGCGAGATCAGGGACCGGCACTTCTTGCACTCGGCCCGGAGCCGGATGCGCCGGCCGCCGCCGGACGCCGCCGTGACCGGGTACTGCTCGGCGACCAGCTCATCCATGCTGACATGGTGGACACACGTCCTCGGGTCTTGCGTCGGGATCATCGACCCTGCCCCCTCTCTCGCCTGCGGCTCTCCTCTTCCATCGCGGCCGTAGCGCGCTTGCTGCGCACCGCATCCTGCGGCGGGTTCCTCAGCTCGTGATCGCTGAGGTGCTCGAATCCGGTGAGCCCTCTGCCTCTCGGTTTGGGCGTCTCCATCTCCTTCATAAGATCGCGCACGACCAGCCTCTCCTCGTCACTGATCTTCTCTTCGCGAGTGATTCCAGACTGGTCAAGGATTCTGTTTCTCGGCATTGTCTATGGCCTCCATCCATGCCTGGCTTTGCCGGTCTCGATCTTCTCGATCAGCTTCTCGAAGCCGTCCTTCTCGGCCGGCTCCCCCTGCTTGGGCGGCTTCAGGTCCGGCCGCTCGATGCCTAGACCGGCGCGGCCGAAGTGGGTGATTCCACCGTAGCCCTTGCGCTGGGTCTTCTTGCGCTGGACCTGGCCTTGCGGGAATAGCACGGCCGCGGCGTAGCCGGTAGCGTCGCCCGGGTGGCTGTGCATGTTCTTGAGGGGCGTCTGCGCCTGCGTGCCGGTGCGCGGCGTGTTGTAGTGCCAGCCGCCGCGCAGGGCGTGCCAGACGTGCCGGGCCATCTTCTTGTCCACGCGCACGAGCCCGGTGCCGTTGCGGTTCTGTGTCAACGCCCAGCGCAGCGGGTCCACGCGCTCGTGGATCTGATCGGGAGCCCGCTTCCAGCGCCCGCCGAGCGCGCGGCGGATCACCTTGACGGCGTTCTGCTTGCTGCTCGACTGATCCGGGCTTTCGAGGTTCGGGTCGCCGGTGTGGATCAGCTCGAAGGCGGAGTAGCGGTCCTGCATGACCGGCTTCACCACGCTCTCGACCAGCTCGTACATGCCGATGCGCTCTCCGACGTAGCTCTCGAAGATGTTCCAGTGGCCCATCGGGCTGAACTGCGTGATGACACACGTCGGTGTCTGCCCGCCGTCCCAGGTGACCCAGAGCGGCTCGCCCTTCACCGGCAGGAGGTCCCTGCCTAGATGGAGGTCGTCGCTCCACTCCGGGCAGACGGGCCTGCCGATCTGCTGGAAGCCGAACTTCCCATCGACGAAGCGCCGCACGAGGTCGGGCCGGTGCGAGAAGGACTTGCGCAGGCGCGCGTAGTAGCCGGGCGGCAGGTTGTGGACGTTCTCGTCTTCGTCCTCCTGCATGACTTGGAAGCCGCGGAGCTGTAGCGGGAGGATGCCGGCGGCCGGGTCCGTGCCGCGGTCGCCAGGATCGACGAAGCGCCGGTAGCTCCAGTGCGACTCGTCGGGGTTGTTGCTGACCGCCTTCGCCGCGTACCAGTGCATCCCGGGCTGGCGCAGGCGCGAGAGGGCCACGTCGAAGATGTACTCGTCGATTCCGCCGGCGTTGACGGCCGGGGCCAGCTCGTCGAAGAAGACCGCGGCTAGCTCGCGCGACTGGAGCTTGCCGGCGTCGGCGGGATCGTCCATCCCGAGGAAGCACACCTCGCCCTGGATCTCGCCGAGGCGCCAGGTGAAGGTCTTCTTCGCGACGTGGTACTCGCCGCAGATGCCGGGCGGGAACCACTTGAAGAACTCCTTCATCGTGGTGTCGCGTAGCACCTCGTAGGTGTCGCGCACGATCGCGGTGCGCGCGCCCGGGTTCTCCTTCGTGTGGTGGAAGGAGGCCCAGACCAGCCCCGCGGACTTCCCGGCGCCCATCCGGCTGCTCCAGAGCGTCGCCTCGTGGCGGTCGCGGATGAACCGGCCCTGTGTAGGGTTCGCGTGGAAGTCGATCGAGAACTTCCGGTCGCCGGCCGACTCCGCTACGACGGGCCCCGCGCTCACTTGCCCTCGTCGAGCAGGCGGCGCTGCTCATGCGAGACCGATTTCGCTTCTTGCGCCGAGACCTCGATCGTCAGGTGATCCGGGTCCCGGGTTGCGGCGGACGGATCGCCGAGGTTTGCGTTGATGATGACCTGAAGGGCCGGCGGCGCCGACTGCTTGCCGTTCTCGGGCTCTAGACCCTGGAGCTTGGTCAGGTGCTTCCAGACGCCGACCCGGGCCCCCCAGTCTGGGAACATCTCCAGCCGGCGCGTTTCAAGGTTCATCACGGGCTTCTCGGCTTCGATGGCCTCGGAGGCGAACTTCGCCATGCGGTCGGCGTCTAGACCGTACGAGTCGAGCAGGCGCTGAAAGGCCCTTTGAAGCTGCGGCGCATTGTGGGCGCGCAAGAAAGCCCGCACCCGGTCCGGGTGGACGCCGGTTCGATTTGCGATCTCCGCGACGGACTGACCCTGAAGGGCGGCGGCCAGGATCTTGCGATCGAGGATCGACAAGACGACGCCCGAGGCATCGGCGATCGCGGCGATCTCGGTGTCTGCGCTCTGCCCCACGGGGTACACGTTGACACAGCCCCACGAGAGCGCCACTATGACCATCTGTCACCACAAGGAGCTTCCATGTCCGACCCGAAAGACCTCAGCATGGTGCAAGAGCCGCCCTACCCGGTCGATGCAGACATCTTCCGGCGCTTCCACTACCACGCGCCGAAGGGCAGCCAGCCGACCCGCTACGTGAAGCTGCGCGAGCACGGCCTCGCGCTCGCGGAGCTGATCTCGGAGAGCTGCCCGCCGAGCCGGGAGCGCAGCCTCGCCATAACGAAGCTCGAAGAGGTCATCATGTGGGCGAACGCCGGGATCGCGAGGCGCGAGTGAGCCTAAAGATCCTGGCGCACTGGGAACGCTGGCGCGTGACCGACGGGCCGATGCGGAGCGCACACGGAGAGCGCGGGCTCGGCGCGTTCGTGGTGCCGCTCCGTATGCAGGTGCTCAAGGTGATCGTCTCGGACGGCGCCGGCTGGGGGATCGATCTTGAAGGCGAGCCGTGGGAGCACGTCTCGATCTCGTGCGATATGCGCTGCCCGACCTGGGAAGAGATGGAGTGGGTGCGCCGGCAGCTTTGGGACGACGAAGACACCGTGATCCAGATCCACCCGCCGCTCTCTCGCTACATCAACGTCAACCCGTTCGTCCTGCACCTTTGGCGCCCGCACAAGACCGCGATCCCCCTACCACCGAAGGATGCCATCGGATGAGCATCTACGGCAGACTACGGAGCAAGATCCGCAAGAGCGAGTGCGGCTACCACGTTCAGGAGGTGCGAACGATCGAATAGATCGAGCGCGCGCAGCTCGACATCGAGCGCCCCGACAAGGGAGTGGACGTCGAGGAGTGGCACGCGCTCCAAGAGGCCCGGTCGCAGGCGCTCGCGGCGAAGCGATGATCTTCGCCGAAGCCGGCGACAGTCTTTTGGCCGACTAGTATCCGCCTCGCTCGCAGGCCCCCTGGCACTCCTCGGTCTCCTCGGTGCAGATCCCGAGCGCGGCCGAGGCGTTCTCCTTGAGCGCGGCGAGGACGCTCTTGCCCTCGGCCTTCGCCCAGGCGAGGCATCCGGTGTCGTCGTGGTCGAATACTCCGCCTCGTACGTTCACGCAGAGGAGCTGAACGGACTTCCAGTAGGCCGACAGCTCAGACTTGCCACAGCGCGCGGCCGAGCGCACGACCTTCTTGCACGCAGACGCATAGAGACGGCACTGGCCCGCGCAGTGATCCGCGTACGACGAGACCGGCAGCCGGTAGGTCGAGTCGAAGTACGCCTCGGCCGCCGCCAGCGGCAGCACGCACGCCGTCGCCGGGCACGCTGCGTCGTCGTAGCCATCGGCGCTGGCGGCGCCGGCCAAGAGCAATGCGAGAAGGGCGAGAACGAGAGCGCGAATCATCGGGTCTCCTCTGGTTACGAAGGGGTCCACAGCAGGGTCTTCTTCCTGAACGACCCAGCCCCGCCGACGCCGAGGCCGTAGCGGATCTTGCGTCCGTCGAGCCAGGAAGCGTTGCTCCAGCGCGCGATGGCCTCGGCCATGTCGTCGGCGGCGGCGCGCTCGATCTTGCGCCGGGTTCCGTCGAGCAGCTCGAACGAGGCATCGCTCCGGTAGGCGCAGTCGTGGAAGCGGCCCATCGTCAAGAGCTGCACTGGGCCAGCGTCGAGCACGCCCCAGAGCGGCCCCGGGACCGAGGCGCCATCGCTGAAGAGGCCCACCGGGAGGGTGAGCAGCAGCGTTCCGACGCCGGTGTCGAGCGCGATGCGCGCTGGCTCGATCATGCGCGAGAGGCCATGCTGAGGCCAGTCCTCGGAGCGGGGGTGTGCGGGTACGCAGGCGATCACCCGCACGCGGCTGACCTACATGGACGCGCCTTCCAGGCGGAGAGCAGCGCGAGTCTGAGAGGTAGCGGGGCCGGGAGTCGAACCCGGTCTCGAAGGGTATGAGTCTCCGTGGGCACCTTGCCTCCCCGCGCAGCGCGGGAGGGCGAAGCCTCCCAGCACGATCTGCCCAGCCTCGCACAGAGCTTGACACCTCGCCAGTGAGCGACGTAGGATGGGTTCGACACCAGCTCAGCTCACCTGCTTGGCAGCGTCGGCCCCCGAAGAATCGTCATGGGTTTCGGGGGCCGACGTGTTTTGACTTGACGGCGAGCCTGCGGAACTGGTAGTACATGCGGCAGATGCGAGCGATCGACATGGACGTGCTCAGCGCACCCAGCCGGGTGCGTCGTGTCCAGTCCGAGCTTGCGCGTCTCGCGTCGCGGCTGCTGCACACGCACCATAGGAGCCGCCGCGCTCGAGAGATCCGAGCGAGATGTGCAGAGCTGGAGGCCCAGCTTCGTGCGCTCACCTCGCAAAATAAATCAACGGGGGAAGAGCGAGCCAACCAGGGCTCATGGGCCACGTCCCGACCTTGAACCGCGCGGCGCGCTCCCGCGCTGGCGGGGCGAACAGTCGGTGCCCTCGCCAGGCTTTCTCGGGTCGGACAGCGTCAGAGCGGAACGGCAAGCGCCCAAGGAGCAGCCATAGCGCCGGACCTCGGAAGCGGTCCCCTCTGCCGGCCAAAGCTGCCCCATCTCCACCGGACTCCATAGCTTCCCGCGGGGACTCGCCGCCTAGAGGATGAGCCGTCCTGCATCCACCGGACAGGACAGCTCGAAAGCCCTCTGCACGGCGCTGCGCGGGGCTTGCTCACCCCAAGATTCGGCCGAAGCGGCCTCTCTTGAGGCTCGCCCACGGTGAAATCCTGGGATTTCGTGGTTTTTCGCCCTTCGCGCGCGTCATTTCCAGGTTTTTTCCCTCGAAAGCG